CCAGTGGCTTCCACCGAACCTGTCAGGTTGGTGGATGTTCAGGACGGCTCCATCCTGTCTGAAGACTCTTTTGTTGTGCCTGCCCAAACAGGCAATAGTGGTAAAGCCCTCGGCACGGACGGGAGCGCTGCCTCATGGCGCACAGTGCCGGACCTCATGGGCACCACGCTGTCGGCAGCAGCCAACAAGCTGCCCTACTTCACTTCTTCCAGTGCCATGGCCCTCACGGACCTTCCGCTCCCTGCGGACAAGGGAGGCACCGGAGTAGCCAACAACAGTGCCGCCACATTGACACGAAGTGGCAATCATGCCATCACCCTCACCACCACGGGCACCACAGGCGTCACGCTGCCCACCACGGGGACGCTGGCTACACTTGCCGGGGCGGAGGCGTTGTCCAACAAGACAACAATTCAAGCTACTAGCGTCATCACAGCGGGACACTCGTTCGAATCCACAGGCGCGATACAGTCTAACGCTGCCAGCAAGGCATGCCTGTCGCAGCAGAACTCCGCTACATCCGCCATCACCGCGTTTGGTGCTGACACCTCTACCTATGGGATTTTGCAGATACGCACGGCAAAATCGAACGGCAGCCCAATCGAACGCGGCCAAATTACGGCAACTGGGCACAGCAAACTATCGGACGACGGCACCTACAACGGTAGCACTGCAAGTTACCACGAGCTATCAAATTCGGTGGACAACAATGAGGTGGTGATCTGCCGCAGCACGACGGCGACCAATCCGTATGGTGTGGGCGTGAAATACTCCGCCGCAGCGCCCAACGACACCACACACTACTTTTTCTATGGGCAAGACTCCAGCACAACGCGTCATCAACTACGCGGCGACGGCGGCTACGGGAACTATCAGGCCAATGACGTGAACTTGTGCGATGCCACCGTCAAGTACGATTGGAATCCCTACTCTGAAGAAATGCTCGACAAGCTGGAATCTGCTTTCCTGAAGGTGGAGTTCGGGACGTGGAAATACCGAGGCCAAACCCACGACGATCCCAATCACGGCAAGATGGCGCAGAACGTGGAAGCCGCCTTCCGTGAGGTTGCGCCGGAACTGGTGGACTACTGGGAGACGGAACGCATGGTGACAGGAGAGAGTGGAGAGACCTATCACGAAGAAATCCCCGTCATTGAACGGCTCAAAGCAATTTACGAAACAGATTTTTCAAACATTGTTCATGCGCTGTTGCAGCGCAACATTAAACGCTCCCACGACTTGCTCAAAAGGGTAGCCGCGCTAGAGGCTGCGTAATGGAGCGTTGGCCTGAACCCTTTAAGTGGCCTGTGGACATCCTTGCTGTTTTAGAATGGCTTGGGGCATTGTTACACGACTTCACTGAGTTGGTGGCCCTACTCGCCGCTCTCACATCCCTCATTTGGGGATGTATTCGTTTGTATGAAATAAAAACCATGAAAGCCTATCTCCAGAAACGGAGTGCCAATGAACTACCTGAAAGACCGTCTAGCTGAACGTGACACCAAACTAGGGCTTGCCAACACCGCCATTGGCGCTGTTGCGCTGCTCTTTCCTCAACACGCCATGCTCACTCAAATGGCGGCTGCTGTGGTGAATGCCTATTTCATGGCCACCCCTTCAATTAAATAGTGTATCCCTACGAAGCCAACAAAGCCAAGCTTCTTGATGTCACTGGACGCAAGCTCACCAGTGGGCTGTTCGAGGAGCTAGCCGATCCTACCAGCGGCTACACGCCGCTGTTCAAGCTTTCCGATTGGCGGAAGGTGTATGTCCACATAGCCGACCCCACCGACTACGAAGCAGCCAAAACGCTCATTGGTAGTTGGGAACACTGGGAAGCGTTGGCAGCCAATCCGCGTTTCAAGGAACACTTGGAAAGCTGGCGCAAGGAAGTGGCGGTGAAGTTGCGCTCACAGGCCATTGCCCATTTGCGCTCTCAGGCTGCGACAGATAAGGGGACAGCAGCCGCAAGGTGGCTTGCAGAGCAAGGGCTAGATGCTCGGAAAACTACCCGGAAGCGGGAAGACAAAGACCCCGACCAAAGTAGAGTGAATGACGACGCCAAGCGTCTTGGTTTGCTGAAGGTTGTGGGTGGCAACAAAGGATGATGTACGCAAACTAGCTGAAGCAGATTTGCTCACCTTCATCAAGGTGGTGGCTCCCCATCGTGTGCTGGGGGCTGTGCACGAAGAGCTAGCTGCGTGGTGGACCCGGCCTGACGCACTGGACAATCAGTTGTTGCTGTTGCCTCGGGATCACCAGAAGAGTTTTATGGTGGCCATGCGAGTGGCGTGGTGGCTCACCAACAATCCAGACACCACTGTGCTCTACGTCAGCGCCACAGCCGACTTAGCAGAAAAGCAGCTCAAGGCGATAAAAGACATCTTCACCTCTGACCGCTACAGGTTGTATTGGCCGGACATGGTGAACGCCAACGAAAACTTCCGTGAGCGTTGGGCAGCGAGTGAGATTTCGGTGGACCACCCGAAGCGTAAAGCAGAAGGAGTACGTGACCCCTCCATTAAGGCAGTGGGCCTCACAGCCAACACCACAGGACTCCATTGCAACATAGCGGTGTTGGATGACATTGTGGTGCCCACCAATGCCTACACAGAGCTTGGCCGGGATCAGACCCGCTCGTTCTACTCGCAGCTAAGTTCCATTGAAACAACAGGAGCCAAAGAGTGGGTGGTGGGAACACGCTACCACCCTGCTGACATCTACCGCGACATGATTGATATGCGCGAGATTTTCACGGACGACGCCTCAGGGGAAGACGTAGAGCGCCCGGTGTACGAGGTGTTTCAGCGGGTGGTTGAAACCAACGGGGAATTTTTGTGGCCCGTACAGCGGCGCACGGATGGAAAGGTTTTTGGGTTTGACGAGAAGGTGTTGGCTAGAAAAAAGGCCAAGTATTTGGATGTCACCCAGTTTTACGCCCAATATTACAACAACCCCAACTCCGCAGAGACATCTTACATAGATGCCTCACGGTTTCAATATTACAACCGGGACGTTCTTAAGAACATCAGCGGCGACTGGTACATCGGGGAGAAGCTGCTTTTCACCTACTGCGCGGTAGATTTCGCATACTCGGTGAAAGAGCGTTCCGACTACACCGCCATCGTGGTAGTGGGGCTGGACGAAGACGGCAACATTTACGTCCTCGACATAGATAGGTTTCGCACCAACAAGATAAGCGAAATGTACGAGCGCATTGTGCGTGCCTACCGCAAATGGGGGTTTAGGCGCTTGCGTGCGGAAGTGACAGCAGCTCAAGCGCTGGTGGTACAACAACTCAAGGATCACATGCGCTCTGCCAATATGCCTGTGTCCATTGACGAACACAGGCCCACACGAAACAAAGAGGAGCGCATCAAAGCAGCACTCGAACCCCGCTATGCCAACCAGCAAATCTGGCACTACAAAGGGGGCAACTGCCAAACGCTTGAAGAAGAGCTAATGGTGGAGCACCCGGAGCACGACGACTTGAAAGACGGGCTGGCTGCTGTAGTGGAAATCGCCAAAGCACCAATGAAACGACGCAACACGAAAGCCGACAACGTGGTTATTTATTCCAACAGGTTTGGGGGTGTGGCCTATGCGTAGATGCAAGGTTTGTCTTATGCAGAAGCCCCTACTGGAATTTGTTAATGCGTGCGTAGTGAAGGGGAAGACCTACTACAAACATACGTGTAAAACCTGTCACTCTCTTGGAACGATTTAGCAATGCCTGAAACTCTTAACGCAGTGTATGAAGCCGATCACGTAGCCCGTGCAGTGGCTAACAAGTGGGTGACGTGGAACAGCAGCCGTGCTTCTTGGCTAGACGGGAAGAAAGAGCTGCGGGAGTATTTGTTTGCCACCGACACACGTTCCACCTCCAATGACAAGCTCCCGTGGAAAAACTCCACGGTGACGCCCAAGCTCACCCAAATCAGGGACAACCTGCACGCCAACTACATGGCTGCGCTGTTTCCGCGTGAACAGTGGTTTGTTTGGAAAGCAGGGGACCAATCGGGCGCTACTCGGGAGAAGCGGGAGCACATACAGGCGTACATGGCCAACAAGCTGCGTGCCTCCGACTTTGCCACCACGGTGAGCCAGCTTGTACTCGACTACATCGACTACGGCAATGTGTTCGCCGGTCACGAGTATGTCAGCCAAACCAAGCTGGACGCCGCCACCGGGGAAGAGGTGGTGGTGTATCGGGGGCCTCGGGCGTTCCGCATCAGTCCTTTGGACATTGTGTTTGACCCCACAGCATCCACCTTTGAGGACAGCCCGTGTATTGTGCGCAGGCTCAAAAGCTTGGGTGACTTGGAAAAGGATGTGACAAACAAGCCTATGCTGGAGTACGACCCTGCTGTGTTAGAGAAAGTGCGGGCGCTTCGCACTGCTCCCTCTGACCAAATTGAGGCTATTAAAAGCGACGGGCTGGAAGTGGATGGGTTTGGTTCAACCAACCAGTATTTGACAAGCGGGATGGTTGAGTTGTTGGACTTCTACGGGGACATCTACGACTCCACCACAGGCACGTTCCACAGCAACATGCTTATCACTGTGGTAGACCGGCGCTGGCTATTGCGCAACGGGCCTAACAAAAGTTGGAATGGGAGTCGCCCCATTCGTCATTGTGGGTGGCGTCTACGCCCAGACAACCTGTGGGCGCAGGGTCCGCTGGATCAGCTTGTAGGTATGCAATACCGCATCGACCACTTGGAAAACCTGAAAGCGGACGTGTTCGATCAGGTGGCACACCCCGTCACGGTTATCAAGGGCGAAACCGTTGAGGACTTCACCTTTGGTCCCGGTGCCTCAGTACACGTCGGAACGGACGGAGATGTCCGTTTTGACCGTCCCGACGCCAACGCGCTGACGGCGGATATGGAAATTCGCTACTACATGAACCTCATGGAAGAGCTGGCAGGTGCACCTCGGCAAGCCATGGGTATCCGCACCCCCGGAGAAAAAACCAAGTATGAGGTGCAGGTTTTGGAGAACGGTGCAGGCCGGATTTTTCAATCCAAGGTGACG